GCACAGGGCGGAAAATTGGTTGGTGTAGGCGATGCCAGAATCGACTTGCTCGATACACTCCAAGTAGCACTCGCAGTGTTTGTGAAAACCAGGCTCGACGCTGAAAGCCCAAGCTTCGATGGTGCGGATGCTGCCGTCCAATTGAGCGCAACGCGGGCAAGGATGAGGACCGGCAGCCACCCAAATGTAGCGGCTGGTGGGGCCGGGGGCCAGGATCAAATTCGAGACGCTACCATCAGAAAGGATCACTAAGAACCATCCCAGTTATCGAGTTTGAAGCCAACCGGGGGAAGGGGTTGGCGATTAGCCTGGCGGCGCAAAATGCGCAAGGTATAACGGAATTGGGCCAAACTATCGATAGCGAAGAGCTTGAGTTCAGGGTGAGCGGAGAAAGATTCGCTGTAGATGGCGGTGCGCAGGCGGGCGGCATGGCCGGATGCACCTTGTAGGAGCAACCAGAAGTCCTGGGCGGGGACAGTGCAGGTAGCGGCGGCGTCCAGGTCGTCGATGATGTGGGTGCAGGCATAGGTAATGCGCAGTTTCTCCCCCACGGCGGGAGTGCGGGGGCCGCCGATGTAGACGACCGGGACAGCGTCGGTGAAATAGTAATAGTACATCTGGTGAGGATCCCGCTCGATGGTGTCATCGACCCAGGGGTAGAGAATCATGGTGACGGCCATGAGGCGGGTGAGGGTGGAAAGGGTCTGTTCGCGGCCAGCGGAGGCAACGGTGTGAGTGGCGGTCTTGATGAGAGGGACAGCATAGGAATACTCAGCCAGGGCGAGCCGGAAGGCTTCGGCGGTGATGGCGGCAGTGAAGCGGTTGGCGGCGGTGTCGCCGAGGATCAAAAGAAGGCGGGTGGTGAGGGTGAAAAGGGTGGTGGTCATATTAATCACCTGCCGGATGATCTTCCGGATCATCTTCCGGATGGTAAAAAAATTTTGAAAGTTGGGGAATGTTTAACTTAAAAAGATCGATTGGACGGCTTAGAAGGCGATCAATAGCGATCAAGGCAGTTGCTTCATCACATGGTGTGATGCAATAGATCGCTCCGCTTCCAAAAAATTTTGTAAAGGCGAGCTGTTTTTGGGTAGTTGGCACGTCCACCCGTACAAAAGGCTGGCCGCCAATGACTTGCTCACTGACCAGGCCTGAGATGACAGAATGACCCATCAGTTCAACGATGGCAAACTGTTCGAACTTTTCAGTCATAAAATTTATCCTTTAAGATTGCTTCGGCTAAGAAGTCTCGCAATGACAGAATGGTTTGGCGACTGGTGTCACGGCTGAGTGGGATCCCGGGCGATCGTGGCACCACGATTGGTGACAGATGGCCATTAATTCGGAGCGGATCTGCGGGCGTGTGGGTCACCAACCCCCCAAGGGGGCATCGAAGCGCCGTGACCTGCCTTGCCCCCGGACCGAGGAGGGCGGCCAGGGGGCTTGGACAGGGTACCGATAATCGGCTAGCCAGGTGGCTGGGGGGGCCTGGCTGAGTCTTCGATGGCTGTGCCGACGATATAACCGACCAGGACGACGACCAGGGCGGTCATCTGTTCCTCGGTGAGGGGGAAGTCTGGCAGGTAGGCCTTGGTGATGACCAGGCCGAGGCCGATGGCCGCGGCCCAGAACTTGCGGGAAGTGAGGAGGTATTTTAGTTTGGTCATGGTGTCCTTTTCAAGATGAGCTTCGAAGGTGATGGAATCGCGAATAAGAAAGTTTTTGGTGACAGCACCAGGCGGATATCGGCGCCCTGGAGCTATGATGCTGTCACCATAGTAAAGGATGGGTTAAGAAACCCACCCTACAAGATACTAGATTCGAAGGTCGTAGTTGGCGCGAGCGCCGTAGAGGGTGACGACTGAGGTGGCAGCGGGATCGATTTCCAGGTCGAGGATGTAGGCGATGTCGTCATCCACCCATTCAGGGGTGGTGAGGGTGACGGTGACTTTATGCTGGGCGACGGTGAGGACGGTGGCGTTGGCGGGGGTGGAGGTGGTAGTCACGGGGGTTCCGGTGGGGGCGGTGGCGTCAGCTGCGGGCAGGGCGGTCTTTTGCAGAACCGGCTCGGTGAAGGCGGTAAGAGCGGCGGTACCGACGTTGAAGTAGACATCGATGGACTTAAGACGGCAGCCTTTCAAGGCGATCTCGTTGGAAGGGATCGGGATTGGGATGAAAAGGCTGAAGGCCGTGTCGTTGGCGGTACGGGCGCTGCTGACCAGGTTGGAGGCGACGGCGTGCGTTAAAACGCAGGTACCGGCGGTCTGGAAGTTCGAGACGGGGATGAATTCGGACATATGAAGGTCATTAACGTAACCCATGGAAAAAACTCCTTTTCTGATTTCTGATTGATTATTGGCGTCACCTGGTGGCCTCCGGAGAGGACCAAGTGACACCAACGGGATTAAGCGACGTGGTTATTTGCCAAGGGGCGGAAGTCGTTGACCCAGACGGCCACGAACTGTCGGACCTTGAGGCGGGTCTCATCGTTCATGAAGACGGCCGGGCTGAGCGAATCGCCGGCGATGAAAATCTCAGGCAATATGCCAAAGCGCTCGCCGACGTAGATGGCAGGGGCGACCCGGGGATCGCAGACGGCAGCCCAGTCGGTGAGATCGGTCCAATCCGGGACGGTGATGACGTCGCCAGGCTGGCCGCGCTGTTGGTTCTCGCTGTAGATGGTGGCGGCATTTTCGAGGCTGGGGTAGAGGATTTTCATGGCAGTAAGCTGCAAGGCGCGTGGCACCAGGCAGTAACGCGGGTTGATGCCCATCTTGGGACCGGTGCCATAGTAACCGGTATCCTGTTTAACCAACATGGGTTGACCATAGACGGCGGTGCAGACGATTTCCCACTGAGCGGCAGCCAGGGCGGTGGTCAGAAGATTGAGGTGCCCGCCTTTAGTAGCGAGTGCGGTGGCATTGAAGAGAGCACCGGTATCGGCCATGGTGGGACCGGCGCCGGATGAAGCCGAGAAGATGGCTGCGACCAGGGAGCTGATCTTGCGCAGGGCGGCGTTGGCCAACTCGCGAGGGTAGGCTTTGAGATGGGCGACATTGTCACGGTCGATCAGCTCAAGGGTGAGCGGGATATAGCCGCCGTACTTGGTAAAACTGGCAGTTTCGGGAGAATCGCCGACAGCCAGCTCGGTATACTCTCCGCCTTCGGCGACGGTGGGGAGAGAGCCGACGGTGCCGACCAGCACGCCGGTGATACTGTTCAGGGTGGTGAAGTGTTCGACGGTGGCGATTTTGGTCCACCAATCGTAGCCGGCGCGGCCGAGCTCGTTCCAGCGTTCGACCACGATTTTATTCATGGCATTCTTGACCAGGCCGGTGAAGTCGGCAGTGGTGGCAAAGCTGGCCCGATTCGGGTAATAACCGCCGTGCAGGTCGTAGTCTCCGGTGAGGGAGAGGTACAACTCGCGGATACCGACCGGCCGGGCGACTTGCAGTTTTTCCTTGCCGACGTCACGGGGAGCGCCGAGGAGGTCATCCATGGCGGCCTGCAGGCGGTCGCTGGAGTCGAACACATCGTGGATACGGCCGGGGCCGTGGACGATCAGGCCAGAAGTCAGTTCGCTGACCAGGGTGCGAGCTTCCTCGATGGCGGTTTGGAGCTCGGTATTTTCGAAGACTTTGCCGGCGAACTGTTTGCGGACAACGACCTGGCTGGGGGCGGGCAGGCGGGAGGCGGACAGGGCCGCGTCGAGCAGGTAGGTGCACATATCGGCGCGCACCTTGCGGGCAGCGTCCGCTTCGGCCTGGATGGCTTTCTGGTGTTCCTGTTCAGCAAGTAGGGCGCGCATGGCCAACTGATCAGCGGTGATCTGGGCCTGAGCCGCAGATGGCTGATTGTTGAGCGTTGATTGAGTGTTGGTAGATTCGGGCATGGTTAGGATCTCCTTGTGAGATTGAAAAGAATTGAGAGCGCGGAGGAAAGCACCTCCGCGAGCGGGATTGAAAACGAGGTCAACGGATAGAACTTTGAGGATAGTTTGCACCTTCTTTCCTTGGGAAGTGAAAATGACATCAGCGGAAAAGCCGACCTTGGGATGAGGTTGGTCTTCGGCAAGCATCTGTTGGCCGAGCTCGGTAAGAAGTGGGGCGGAGGGGCCGATGGCTTTCAGTTTAAGGTGGATGCCTTTAGTCAGATCATCCCAGGTGGGCGAGTGACAAATGCCGGCCAGGTCGTGGATTGAATGACCCGACAATTCGTGGTCAATAAAGCACTCGATCTTATCCCAGAGTGCGAGGGATGCCTTCAGGCAGTCGGCGGTGAAATCCCAACCTTTGGCGAATCCGGCATTGATGGCAAGGATCTCGAAAGAGCCGGAGGAGGTAACAGAACCGGCGACATCGAACATTTGGTGAAACTCTTGGGTGATTTCGTCTGGCATAATTTATCCTTTCACTTAGGATCTTTCATAACGATATTGGCTCTAACGAAGCAATCTTTGGCTTCGAGGAGTTTGCGCATGCCAGCGGACTTTTCAGGTCCATCTGGAAGCATTTCTTCCATGAGGTGGGCCAGAACATAGAAAGGTTTGCTGACGGCCTGCAATTGTAGGGGCAGGTGATCGTAAGAAAAATACTGGATGGTGGTTGAAGGCATAAGTTTTTCCTTTCTTTGGTGACCAGATCTGAGGACCTGGTCCTAATATTTGACACCATTACCTCCAATAGGAAGTGGCCCAGGTAAGGGCGCCGTCCCAAGCGGAGGCGTAGAAACGGATAGGGTCGGCGGCGGGGAAGTAGGCGAGGCGGTTGGTAAGTTGGCAAGAGACCAGGCTGTAGTCGCCGTAGTGCATTTCGGTGGAGACGTGGCCGAGAGCTGATAAGTCGGGCATCCAGCCACCGGAGAAGCCCAGGAGGAGTTCAGAAGGCTGCTGAAGGTATTGGATGAGGTAGTCGAGCATAGTGGCGCGGCTCTCGGTGTGGAGGGTGCCATCCGGGTTTACCAGGTTATCGGCAAGCATAATAGTGAAATAAATTTTAGAGATGGAATTGGCGTCCGAATCGACTTCGCGTTGGACCTGGACGACGGGACCGGACTTAAGATCACGCGGGTCAGGCTGCAGGATAAAGCCGAATTCCGCGCCGGCGAACACGTTGGGGTGTTGGAGGATGAGATTGCAGTCGGCGCCGATAGTGTGGGAGGTCAATTATTCACCGCGAAGGCGCGAAGGGCGCAAAGAAGAGGTTTGAAGGGAAGAGAAGAGAGGTTGTATCGCCGATTGACAGGCCGGGGGTCGATAGATGTCAAACGAGTGGAAGTAACACTCGCGCGAGCAATAATGCTCGTTGTACCGTCCAAAGCCAAGTACCTTGCTGCAGGGCGCGTAGTTACAAATGCCTGACTTAGTTTTCGGGGGATGGTGATGGTACTCAACATCTTTTTCTTTTCGCTTGGCGTTATATTTACGGTTATAAGCTTGGTAGGCTTCGCGATGCTCGGCATAATATTTAGATTTGTAGAGAGGCATTAAAAACCTCGATCCAGCTCGAACATAGGGTCGGCGGCGGGAACGATGAGGGTTGGCCCGGTTGAGAGCCATTCTTGCTCATCTAGGATGGCGGTCAGAGCAGCGGACATGACCAGGTCATCGTGGACGAGGTTGCCGGTGGCGGGATTGCGGGTTCCGTCAGGGACGCTCCACTTGATCAGATGACCAGGGCCTGGCTGCACCTCGAGGGAAGTAAAAGTAAGCTGCTCGATGAACTGCTCATCGGCCGGAGCGTACTCCTTGAAGCGGCCGGTCTCGATGATGCTGATAAAGTCCCAACCGAGCTGGGACTTGTTGCTGGATGTGAAGACGAAAGGGAGGACTTTGCCTGGGAAGGCTTTCTCGAGGAAGGAAGACAATCCAGCACCGATGCCAGTAGCATCCACGACCAGGTAACGGGGCAGCCAGGTCTCGGCCAGAGTTTTGACCTGGGAGTACTGGAAGGTCTGGCTTTTGCCGGTCCACAACCGGCGATAGACGACTTTATAAGTCGGCCTGTGGATAAGTACGTCAGAAACTGTGGATAAGTCGACCTCAACGATCGTCAGGGCGGTGGAGTCACGTTTGGGGTTGCTGAGTTCCCCTTCATGGCCTCCAACCTGGGACGTCGCTTCGTCCTCGCCGGCTATGTCTAGGAGAAAAGCATAAACGACGCCAGGTGTGGGCTTTTCCTGGCTTGGTTGGGGGCCATAGATCAAGGTCCGCCTGTCAGCCGGGAACATACCCGACTCGGCGTCGATCTCTTCGGAGAAGAACTGGGTGCGCACCATGGGATTGTTGCGTCCCAGGCGAGCAACCTGGTCAGAGACGAATTTGCCGTAGGCGGGAACTTCGAGGGCGACCTGGTCGGCGGTGAGGATGAAAACGCGGCGAAGGCCATCACGCTTTTCGGCGGCCTGAGCTGCGACCAGCTCACGGTGGAGCAAGGTACGGCTGGTCCAGGCGGTGCCCCAGAAGACACGCGTAGCGTTAGTGGAGGCAGCCATAGGAGCGATATCCTTGTCGTACTTGGGAATCTCGACGTCCTGGGCCTCGTCCACTTCCAGGAGGGTAGAGGCGGTCGCTCCGACAATGTTGGCCTGTGGTCCGCCGGAGAAGAAGAAGATTCTCGACGTATTGATACAGTAGATATAGCCCGATTCCTTGGTCCACATAGGGCGGGTGATGAGATTCTTCTGCAGGACACGCTCGAGGCGGCGCATGGCGTTGAGAGTCTGAGGTTTCCAGGTAGGGGAGATTTTGACGATCTCGGCGTTGTAGTCTCTGAGGATAAGTAGAATATAGGCTTCGATCTGGGCCTGCAGTTCGTTCTTGCCAGATTGGCGGGGAAACATAACGACGAAGGAACGGCCGGCTTGCGTCCTGACTGAGTCGACGACGGCAAAAGCGACCTGTTCCTGGTAGGAGCGGAGTCGTAGGCCAGAGGCCTGGTCGGCGAAGTCGATGGGGTTGCGAATAAGCCTGGTGATGACGGTTTCGAGATCGTTCGGCAATCATCCCCCTCCTAAAAAAAAGGA